ATATTTAGTTCCTGCTTGAGTTCTTACCTTAACATATTGGTCGTCTATGGCAGCAGCTCCGGCTCCTTCTGCATTGTCGGATAAGGTTATTGTTAAGTTCTCCTTAATATATGCAGCCTCTTCTGCAGTCCCTTGGTAATCAGCTGTACCACTTTCACCATTAACTAAGACTATCAATAATGTCTTGTACCCTACTGTGGCTATATTATTGCCACTAACAAATTTTAATTCACCTAATAATGTTTGCATTTTTTTATCCTCTTTCTATCTTTATTGTAATACTTTAATGGAAATGGGGGGTTTAATTAAAACCCCCGTAATTGAGATTGGTTATTATGCTTCCGGTCCTGGTTCTGGTGCTGGACCAACTGGTTCAGCTTGTGTACCAAGAAGAAGCTTCACGTAAGTAAATTTAGTTAAAACTGCATCATATCTTTCAGTTAAACCAATTTCTTTGTATTCGTGTTCATTTTTGAATGTTAAACGTCCTGTAGGTCTTTTAATACCCACTACAGCAGAAGGAGGTAATATTGCAGCTCTTACATTAGCAGCAACCGCTTCTGGTAATGTAAACGCATCATCAAACACAACAGGTACATTTAAAAATGGAACAATAGCATCAAATTTAAATGGTTGTGCTCCTTGACCTTGAGCAACATTACCAAGGGCGAATATATATTCGCCATCTTCCTTACGTTCAGTAATTGCATATCCCCAAGTGGCTTTATCAATAAATAAAACACCTTTGTTTTTATTTTCGTTACATAACTTAATAATATCAGCCATTGTTACAACACCAGCTGTAGCAACATGAACTACTCCTACTTTACCATAACCTGTTCCTTGCGGATAATTAATTATACCTTTAATTTTTTGAGCGGAATTTCCAACCCAAATATCTTTGGCAATTTTTAATTGAGAGCCCATAGCTAATTTACCATTTACATAAGGTTCTACTCTAAAAGCAGGGTCTTCTGTTTGGTTATGAGTAATTCTAGCAGGTGTAAAGTAATCTTTTAGTGAAGCGGTAGCTGATACAAAACATCCATCATCTATTTGATAACCGATTGCTTCTAAAGATTCTTTAGTTGCATTAGTATTTACATCAGGCTCAACAACATCAACAATAATTTTTTTCATTGGGCTCATTGCAGGTTCAAAATTAACAAGATTAAATAAACCCATATCATGCTCTGTAAAATCTTGTCTTATTGTAGGGTCAATCGCAGTCGCAATTAAAGCTCCACCCCTTGCATCATCATAACCCGCAAACCCTGCTATTGTGGCATCAAGTTTTACATCTTCTCCACGAGCAGCGTTTCTGATTTGAGCTGTTAAATCATCTTGGTACTTTCTCCAACTTTCTAAAGAAACAGGTTTTTCTCCATCTCTCTGGCAAGAATTAATTTTTTGAAGTTGTATTTTTTCAATTTCAGTGGCTTCTTCTTTTTGTACAGCCATTGATTTTGAAAGTTCTACAATTTCTTGTTTGTGAGCTGTCAATCTTGCTTCGAAATCAGCTTCTAATTCAATTTTTACTTCTTCAACCTTTTTTTGAAGTTCAGTTTTAGCATCTCCAACTGATTTTTCAAGTTCAGTTTNNGACAGTCTTTGTTAGTTCTGCCGCTTGATTTTCTAATACTTTTGTAATGTCATCCATTTACTTAATCCCCCTTATACTTTCCGTTACTTTCTCTAATAACATTTTTTTAATATCATCTTTTTTAATTTTTATTGGTTTCGGTATTCCTTCAAGTAATACTGCGTTCTCATTAGACGGAACATCCGTTAAAGATACTTCATACCAGTAAAATTCTGTTATATGAAATATTTCTTCATTGTCATCCCATTCTCCATCAAGTCTCCATCCTCCGACAGATAATCCAACATATATTCCCTGCTCATATACTGAAAGCAACCTATCATTTCCTGATTTTGGTATTTCTAAAACAACAAGTATCTTACCACTCATTTCTTCACAAGAAACAACTTTACCTACAGGCATGTCATGTTTTTCATAAACAGCTATATTTTTACCTGTCTTTTTACATTCTAGCCATGCATTGACCATAGCACTATTTTCCACGATAAAACCATAACTATTTACGTCAGGAGTACTAGCAAAACCCATTAAATAAACATTTTTTTCTTCATCTTTTTCAAATGAAGTCTGTAATTTAATTTCACCTTCTGAAACTCTCTCTAAATTAAAATATATTTTTTTATGTTCTAGCACGTTTATCTCCTTCAATTAAATAATATATTATTTTTTAAAATTTTGCAAGTTTTTCTAATTTCCTGTAAATTTTGTTTCATTTGTTCCATTATTTCCAGTTTGAGTTACCATAACAGATTGAACAACTAATTCATTATCACGCTCATCACCCAAAGGTGGATAATTAAACATTTTTCTACGCTCTTTTACTATAAATATTCCCAAATTAGGCATATCTTTCATCATAGTTAAAAATCTTGGTCTTAACGCAGGAATATCTTGTTCAAGATAAAATATTGTCATTCCTCTATATTTTGAGTTGAAACTTTTATATACATCAAAAATATGGTTAAATATTGATTGAAACATAGGACAAATTGTCATATCATATAGTAATTCCATACCCTTTTGTAAATCTTTACTTTGAATATTTTTTCCAAGCACCCAATTAGTACCTAATCTTTTATATACTGCACTCTCGGCAGCTTCAAGAACTGCTGTAAACTCCATATCTTTATTATTTTGTGAAAGTTGCTTAATATCCATGTCTGAAGCACCATCCATAATCATTACTTTCCCTGAATTTCCTGAACCTGAATGATTTATTCTTATTTCTTCTCTAAGTTTTTCTTTCTTTTGAGGCATTAATGCATTTTTTATAATAACAGCTAAAGAAGGTCTTGCCTCATTATTTAATAAACTTTTATTATGATAACATCCAGTCCAATACATTAATGATTCAAGACCACAGCCACGTAGTATAGAAGCAGGTAAATATTGATACTGGGGACAATTATTTATAAATGGAGCTAAAACAAGTTTAGTATTTGTATTTGATGTATAATATCGTCCGTCAAAAACATATTCCCCATTATAATTTCCACTATTATTTATTGTGTATCTTTCTACTCGACCATTAATAGTATCTGCAAAAATACTAACACAATTATGGTCTATTATTTTTATAGATGTTATTTGATTTGAACTATCAAACAAAAATACATAATAACAAACCCCATATAAGATATAATTCTTTACACTTTTTGAAATAAAAGTTTTTCTATTATCAATTGAGTTTGGTTTTTCAAACCTATCTCTTAAACCTAAAAGATTTTTATCCTTTGAAAATTCTTGAGTTTCTCTTGTATACGGATCCCAAAAAACAGGTTCAATCATTTGCATATTGTTTGATATTAAATCCACACTTGTTCCTATACAAGATATTTTTTCATATGCGGCACTAAGTTCATAATCAGATAATACTTCTTTTATATTCCCAAAATCATGATATTTTGCTCCTACCATTCTACCATCCTGAATAGTTACTTCCGAGGAAGGTGCAGGTTCTGATTGTTTAAACCATATATTGCTCATAAAATTCAAAAAACTCATTCAAAAGTCCTCCAAAATAATAGTACATTAATTTTTTATTTTTTTCAACTTATTCACAAAATCAAACTTCAAATTTCATCATCAGCAGCGAATATCATTTCTTCTGGAGGGTAGCCATGCTTAGCTAATAACATATCAACAACTATTTTAATTATTGGTCTATTAAATTTCATCCCTTTTGTCCAACAATAACGCTTATATGGACATTTACCACATACATCTCCTCTTATCCAACACATAGTTGATAATACTGTCCAATATTTACCACAATTAATTCTTTTTTTTGACATATTTTATACCCACGAAACAGAAACACCGCTAAAAACACTAAATTTAGCTCTTATAAGTAACGATGCAAGACTATCCGGAGCATCGTCTTTTTTTACTCCTCTTTTATAATTATGTATTTGTTCTAAGTATTCTTTATCAGTTTCTTCTACAAATTGCACACAAGGACAAAGTTCCTCTCCGGTCTCTCTCCAAAAAGGTCTTATACTACTTACAATTTTAGTATGTTTATTTAAACTTTCATGATAACCCTCAACATTAAATCCTAAACCCTTAAATTTTTGACCCATTAACCCTTTGTCCGTATTTGTTTCTAAAAAAACAGTTTGAACACCTGAACCATACATAATTTCAGCAAGTTCAATATAATTTTCATCTAAAGATATTTTCCATAATCGTCCATAAATAACAACTGTATTAGTTTCATAATCCATAGTACCTATTGTTAAACAACATGTATCAGTTCCGCTATATTTTGCATCTATTTGGGCAAAAACCTCATAACCTTGTGAGTAATAGGTTTTTCTATAATTTCCAACATTATTTATTTTTGGGAACGGCTTCTCATCATCTGAAACAATAGTAAGCAAATAGTTTGCTGCAAATAAAGCATCGTCATTTAAAACTTGTCGTTTCCACGCAATGTCAGCCTCAGTCATTAAGCCTGTTTGATAACAATTGTAAACAAATTTACCACGAAGCATGTTTAATTGCCTTATTCGTTCGTTTTGCTCGTCAGTTCTTTCTTTGGATAATATTTCTTCTAATCTTTCCTGCTCCTCAGTTTTTGGTTTTAACCCCTTCTCCATCAATTTAAAAGCATCTTCTTCATGCCAAGGCGTACCAATATTTATAATCCTTGTATCACCAAAACCCTTATTGGTTGAAAGCAAGTTCAACATCTCTTTATACTTAGAAATAGTGTTTTTACGCTCATACTCGCTCTCTCTGTCTACTGCAACAACTATATCATCCGTAATTATTATACTTGAGTGCTTACCTGTCAATGGTGTTAGCAAAATACTTGATACACCTCTATTCCACAAATTTGTTGATATTCTTCACCCAGACATTAGAG